TTCTACAACGCTGTCATCAAATAAATGTTCTGTTTTATACCTATTTGCATTTTCAGGAGTTACACAAAATACTTGTAATTGCTCTAACTCTAGTCTACCATCAATAAATAAAGGAGTAACACCTTCAGGAACAATTTCCCAAGACCTTCTCCATACTTCAAATAATGCATTTCTTGCTTCCATATTGTCAAAAGCAGAAAAACAAAACCAATGAGTAGGAGTGTTTATAGTAACAGGCTCTGCGTGAGTTCTTATATCCCTATTTGTTGAAAAACTATATACCATATTAGATACAGCAGATACTTTAGATCTACCTAAATCTTTTTCAGTAAATAATTGTCCACCTAAATTGTGGTCTTCCACTAAGTCAAAGTCATAAATGTTAACTTTATATCCTATCCGAGACAGGAAAAAAGCTAACCAACTGCCTATACCACCTGCTCCACCAACAAGAGTAGTAACTCCTTCTTCTTGAGGAAACCAAGCAGCATCTTTAAATCTTGAATTTTGTAGATTCTGTGCCATCTTCCATGAATTTTATTACCATATTTTCTATGGTGGTTACACTTGGTTTAATAAAAGGATACATTATTACATGTTCATCTAATAAGTCAACAACTTCTCCTGAATACTGTACAAACTCTTCTGAAGTAGCCTTTGGAAAATACTTATTAAATGACTTAGCATAATTTGTAATTACACTTTTAGCTATCTCTTGAGGAGTCATAGGCACTTCTTGTAAAAGTTCTATAATATCTTCTAAAGTATCATTGTGTTCTAGTCTTAAATTAGACACATTGAATAAGTCCATACATAAGTTTTGGATATCTTCTTCGTGTTCAATTAATCCATATCCTTGCATAGGCGTATCCCAGTCATCAAATAAAGTCCTTTGATTATAGTTGTTTTTACTGTAGAGAGAATTTTGACTATAGTCTTGAAATTTTTTGGAGCTGTTTGGATCTGTATGGGCTCCCTTAGTCCAGGCATTTGGAGTATAGCTGGTTGGTAAATAATTATTCCTGGGAGCTACAGGTTTAGGTTTCATAATCTCTTTTACCTGATTTGCAAAATCTTCATCAACAGTAATAGAAACTAATGGAGACTGTATATCACAATCATACATAAATAGTTTCTTACTATCAACTACAAAGTCTTGCTCTTCAATAATGTAACTATGACCCTTCACATTCATAGCTGTAAAAGGAACCTGTTTAATACTTTGTTTAGCTTCTCCAATAAAAGCAACTTTAGCAGTAAAATCCATAAAGTTGTTTACAATAAGAGAAAGATAAAAGTTATGGCTAGGTGCATTATCATTTAATTCTGCTAGGTCTGTACCTGAGAAAAATACTGCCATAGTATTATGGCTATGGATATGCCCTAATTTCCAAGTGCATCTTTCATCAAAATCTGCATCTATAAAATCTATAAATCTTTCATCAAGATTGTACTCAGTATAGGCTTGAGAACCCATATCTAGAGGAAGTATAGTTTTAAGAGTAATGACAAAATTTTCAGGATCTTCTATATTACCCTCTGTAGTATAGAATAGAGCTCCTGACCACTCTACTTTAGAAATTAACTTGCACAGATATTGTATCTGATTCAGCACCATTTCTGGCATTATCACTTTGACTAAGGAGGTTAGCTGCACTTTTGGTAATTGCGGCTTTGTAAATTTGATATTCGAGTTCTCTAAGGACATAATTTAAAAATTTAGGATAAACAATAAAATTGTCAAGATCATTCTCGACATTTCTTTTTTGGGGGGCATCAAGGATTCTGCTAGGGTAATATTTAGTATTACCAAACTTAGTATACTTAGAAGTAAAATTCTTTGGTCTTGCTTCTCTAGAAACATTTAAAGGCATTTCTAAGTAATTTTCATATTTATTAGGAACTCTAGTGACTAATATACTTCTACGGTCAAGATGAATAAAGTTCAGTATTTGTTCTTTTATAAAAAGATTACTTTTTTCATTAGCTACTATTTTGTATCTACCTTCATCTACATAGAAATCTACATTTAAAGGTATTTTATGATGCAATATCTTGTCTACTAATTTATCACCCAAAGAAGAAGAAAAAGAAAGTACTCTTTTAGACAAAGCATTATCAATATTTTCCATTCTAATATGAGGAACACCTTCTAAAGATTCCCAGTGCATCATAGTATCTACACAAAATAAATACAATTCATATCTATTTATGTCCCACTCTGTACACTCTATTTCAGCTAACATTCTACTTACATCAGTATCATTACCAATACAAAAAGTACCTAATTTTAATGGTGCATCTACCCAATCACTTTTACTAGGTAAATGGCTGTGTAAATAACCTGCAGCTTCTTCTTTAAGAGTTAATTTACCTCTTGTACCCAAAGGTCTTAAAGGATATAACTTACTATTAGAATAAGAAAATGTATGAACTACAATAAGGTCTTTTATAGTGTGAGATTTCCTATTAGAATTAGTAATAACTATTTCAGGATAAATTACTTTAAAGAAAGGTTCAAACAAGGTTCTATCATCTACTTTTCTAAAACCTAAAGAAACATTTGCTTTGTATTTGTTGTAAAATAACTCTGTAATTTCTACAAACTGCTCAATACAGTCTTCTAAATCATCTTCATAAATATTAAAAGATAAATACTTACGAAATACAAATTCAATAACAGGTCTTTGTCTATGAATCCCTACATTTTCAGCATTAAGTAAATAACGCTGTATTAGACTTGAAGGTCTGAATACAATAGTTTCATCAATACTATGCATAATTTAAAAATTAAAAAGGGCTTGGTATTTCACAAGCCCTTTGGTTAATATTAATAACCTAATTCTCTAGCTTCTCTAGCCAAATCATCTTCTTCTGTACTAGTCTTAGGAAGATAACCTTTAGCTTCTTTACCTAATTTCTTCAAAGCTTTGTCAGCTTTGTCAAAATTATCATAGTTGTATAAAGGAGCAATAGTGTTTCTAGCTTGAAGTACACGAGTAACATCATCAGCTTCTTCTACAGCTACAGATTTAACTTCAGCTCTAGCTTGTTGCATTTCTGCTGCAATGATGCTGTTGTATAAATCTTCTAATACAGAAGTAGCTAACTGAGTCATGTTTCTGCCTTCAACAACAAAACAACCTTTCTTATCAGGATTTTGTTTAGTAAACTCTTTGATAGCTTCAAAAAGAATTTTTCTATCAGAACCTGATTTAGTTTGTTTAGGTCTCAAGAATAATCTGAAGTCACTTGAAGGCAATACTGCTAAATCATTAACAAGGTCTGTCTTGTTAACATTCTCTGCTGCCATTAAAGAAGACAAGTCAAAACCTGCATTTCTTACTAAAGGTTGCAATTCTCCCCAAGTTGTTACATCAGTGCTAATTTTCTGTGTGTTACCACCTCTAGTGGCATAAATAGTGATTTCTCTCATGAGATTTTAAATTTAAAATTACCAGTTAATTATTTTTTTTCTAAGTTTCTTTAATATGACATTAATATGGTCTAAGTTGACATATTTGCCTTTAAAGATGTAATTGTAATCTACACTTGTTGGGATACCTTGGATGCTGTCATCTGTGTATCTTAGCACATTAAAAATAGATCTTCCAGGTAGATTAGCTGTAAATCTTTGTGCTTCTGTTGTGGGCATAACCCAAATGCAAGAATTTGTTTTTGCAATAAAATAGATAACCTTTTTAATGAAGGGTTCCCAATGTTCTGTATGGTCTGTGTCTGCACCTTGTGTTAAGGAAATGGGTAGCCTAAATACGCCCTCTATATCTTTAGGGGCTAAGTCTAATTGCTTAAATCTACCTACAATCACTACTCTGATACTATACACAGGCATAGAAAAAACCCTGAAGACTTCATCAGCTTCAGGGTAATATTTCTCTTGGGGTAATACTTCATTCTTAAAGTAAAGAAAAGCATCTGTATTAAATTCATTCATAAGAGGTTTCCATGAATGATGAATATGTTTAAAGTTCACCTCGTAAAATCTTTTAAAAATTGATAAAAATATTGCTTGTCTTTTGCTATAAAATCAGAAGGGTATTTAATTCCCACTTCTAATCCTCTTTCAGGAAGCCATAAATTCTTTGCTTTACATGGAACAATGTTATTGATATGTAATTTGATCTTTTCAGAAGCTGTAATACCAGCCTGGTCATTATCAAACCAGACAATGATGTTTTCAAAATGATTAACCAATCTGTTTATGATAGTATCATTTGGTATCATACCTTCATTCTGAAACCATATTACATTCTTACCACTGTTCTTCAGCACTCTATAATCCTTATAAGCCTTTGTAATTATTAATTCTTTACCATACGTCAACAATGAAGTAATTCCACCTATATCATTCTTTGTACAATTAGTAAGGAATCTTTGTTTACCTGTTCTCATAGGGAAATAAAGCTTTTTTCTTGCTTCAGGAAAATCATTATAACTATATGCCAAATCATGGCAATCAGATATAATGTGACCTGCTCTTGTATTTAAAGCATAAAACTTTTTGACAGGAAAAACTTTATCTTCTATCAAATCCTTCTTCTTAATGTCATACTGCTTCCAATAATCTCTGTCAGCAATACTAAAAGGTCTACTTTCAATTAGGATTTTGACTTTGGGTTTAGCCTCTTTAACTATCCCTGTATTATTTACTATAGGTCTTGATATTTCTTTCCCTTTAATTAAAGAGTTATAGATAAATTCAAGGGTCAAATAGAAATTAGGAAGATTAAAATAAACTGTTACCATATCAAAACAATCCATATTGGAAAGCTTAATACCTTTAACAACATTAGAATTAGCAAAATCTATGAATCTAAGTTTTTCCATGTGGTATTCAAACCAACACCCTGGAGTCCTATCCTTTCTTAAAGGAGAGTGAACAAGGTCAAATTCAACAGGAATAAATCCAAAAACTAATTTGAATATCTCTTCTTGTGAAACTAATTGTAAGATGCTTTCTTTACTAATAAAACCTCTTCTATCTAAGTTATCTGTATTAAATTGATATGGGCTCATAATAGAAGAGGATTAAATTAATTTATTACCAGTTACCTGCAGCATTACCTGCTACTGATGCTACTCCCATTGGGGAAGCTGCAGCAGAAGCTTGACCTAATACTTGTTGAGTACCTTTGTTACCTGTCATGAAGTTAGCATCTCTTTCAAAAGGATGTTTCTGTCCATTAGAGTTCTCATAAGATAAAGAACCATCTTCAGCTCTTTTCTCAACCCAAACTCCAGGTTGTGCAGGAACAATGAAATAACCACCCTTCATGTTCTTAGGCAAAGTAGGATAAGTTTTATCATTCATAGTTCCATCTTGTTTCTTACCAAAATTCCATTGGTACTCTAAGAACAAGTCAAGAGGTTTGTTGTTATAACCCATAGGTAATAAAGAACAAATTCTTGTTGCATAGTCAGCAAAGCCAGTTACAGGGTTAATAAATGCAGCTTTAAGTGCTTCTTCAGTTACACCTACTGATTTTAAGTAGTGAGTTACTGTAGCATTTTGCTGATTTACTAGAGTGTTAAAACCTGCAATATACTCTGCAGAAGCTTTATCTGTAATCTCAGCATTGTTTTTATCAACAACACGATTTACAGGATTAATCCACTCTTTGTAACTTCTATCTCCTACTTTCAATTCAATTTCAATAGCCTCTCTTGGCTCTTGTCCTTCTTTAGCAACATTAGGAGAATAAGCAAATTTTGCTAATGTAGCAACACCAAAGTTACCACCAAATCTTGCTCCACTTTTGGTTTTCAATGATTCATCTGAATCTGATACAAATCCGTATCCTTGTAATTGTGACATAACTAGTCTTCTTTTATTTAATTAAACAATTTATTAACTCCAATTTTCAACTGGTTCAGGAGCATGTGCTTCTTCTTCTATAGCATCAAATAGTAAAGGTTGATTTGTAACTTCTTCTACTTGTGCTTGAGGAGCTTCAGTTTCATTCAAATCATTTACCAATTCAAAAACTGGTGCATGAAATTTTCTGATTTTAAGACCTGCAGCTTGTAAAACTTTAGTCATTTGAGACTCTTTCAAGCCATAGTGTTGAGCTAAAGCAGTTTTTTTCATACCTGCATTAACTTGTTCTGTCAATACTGACAAAGTAATTTGAATTTTTTCTTGTGACATTTTTTCTAATGTTTAATTAAATTTTAACTTTTTTTGGTCTACCTGGTTTTTTCTTAATAGGTGCATCTTTTAAAGTAAGAGTAAGAGTAGCTTCTTCTTCTTGTCTAGGAGCATCTTTTCTTAATAAAGCTAGGCTAACAATAGTAACAAGGCTTCCTATTATAACTCCTATTACAGAAGCTATAAGCAATAATCCATTATCCATAATATTCAGCGATTTTATCAGTTACATACCCTAAATCATTTGGAATGAATTGTTTATCAAACATACCAATAGGTGATTTAGCTGAAGAATATTGCTCATTCTCATTAGTTAAGAACTCTTTTACAGCTTTCTTTTCAGTAGCATCATATCTACTAATACCAATAAGAGTAACATCTACTTTACCCTCTACAGTCAAATACTCATCTACCATCTTACCTGTAGATTTATACTTCATGTAGATTCTACCATCAGGGCCTGCAACACTGTCACCATGAGCTAAGATGATTACATTTTTACCTGCAGCATCTAGTTTCTCAATAGCGTCAAATATTTTACCCATCATAAAACCAATTTGTTTAGGGGCATCCCAACCTTTTGCTAAAGCATTAGCCATATACCAATTCTGCATTACATAGTTTGAATCATCCCACACAATGTTTTTGTATGGACTGTTTACTAAGTTTAAAAAGATGGTTTCTATGTCTTTTGCGTTATCAGTGATTACTCTTCTGCCTGATTTTAAATCAGCTGCAGTAGTAATAGGATAAGCTGCTCCACTTCCTCTAAAAGGAAGAGGTTTAGAAGTAACTGAAATCAAATACGTTTCTTCTGGATTTAAACCTTTGATTCCCAATTCAGGAATCTGTCCTATACTGGTGGACTTACCAAACCCACTTGGGGCTAATACTAGCACTTTTGCCATTTTGTAATTTTAAATAGTTAAAGGTTCAAACTTCTTAACATCACCATACATGTTGACTCTAAAGTGTTGAGGACAAACACAATGCCTAGACTCAACTAAATGTATAGTTCTCATAAAAGGATATAAAAGAGATTTATCAGGTCTTCTAATTGCCTTACCAAAATGCTTAGACAAGTTAAACTTGTCATCATTTGGATTAAACATAGTGAAGATGTAATTACTATCCTCGCTAAGATTACCTGTCTCTTTGATATCATCAGATTGTGGAAACAATCTGTCATCATCAAATTGCCTTCTTCCAATGTCACTTAGTGCTCTATTAAGGTGGATAATGTGCACAAAAGTAAAATTGCAAGTGTTTCTAAACTCTACAGCATATTCTGAGAATTTATCTACAGTTTCTTTCATTTTGAAACCTCTCTCAGGAAGTAGCTTTCTTAAGTGGTCAGTAATGATAATAACATACTTAGCAGGATTATTAGGTCTATAACCAATCATTCTCTGAAAGGTTACCCCATCCTTGACAGTAGTTCTATACAGAAACTCACCATTTTCTTTAGCATACTCAATGAGATAATTTCTAACTCCAGTAGGATTGTCTTTGATTTCCAAAAACTTAATTAATCCCTTAGAAACTTTTTCTCCCTTGTCATTGTATTCTCCAAAAAGAGGGACTATCCTGTTTCTATAAACATTCTTGATTTGATCAAGCAATTCATTTGAAACTTTGATAACTTCTTTAGGATCATCAGGGTTTGTAGTATCATATTCTAACTCGCCTTTTAGGAAAGCGGAGGATAAAGATACAACATTTTTTTGCTTATAAGTCTTTCCAGTAGGTAAATTTATTTCATAAATACCATAATCTGAGTTCAGAAAATGGGCTACAAAATCAAACTCTTTACTTACTCTATCAATCT